TAGTTGGATACATGTTTCATATGGTCCTCAAAATAGAAATAAAACAACCCTAGCTTCTAATGTAGATAGTTTTCATAATTTATATAATGGGGATAGGTATGGATCAAAAAACCAATACCAACATGGTATAACAACTGCTAAATTAGTATAATATGAGTTATAAACCTACAAATACAACAGATTATCAGGGCAAACAAGTTATAATTGATTCAGATAGATTGTTATTTAATGCTAAGAATGATTCTATTCTTTTATTTTCAGATAAAGCTATAGGATTTAGTACTAAAGGCAGTATACATTTTGATACTAGTAATACTAAGGATAGTAAAGTAGTTATAAACTCTTCTAATATATATTTAGGTTTAAAAGTTGACAAAAATTTACCTACTGAACCTGCCGTATTAGGTGATGAGTTAGATGATTGGTTAACTGGAATAAATGGTCTTTTAGACGTAATGGAAGGTATAATAGATGACATTATATTTAAAGTATCATATACTGCTCCAGGAGGTTTTACAGGTCCTAATCCTGGAAATATTCAAGCCCTATCTTTAAGAAGAACTCAAATTGAAGATTTAAGAAATAATGTACATTTATTTAAAAGTAAAATTACAAAATTAACATAATATGGCTAATAATAATATAGGAACAGCAATAGAAAAAAGTCAAGAGGCTACTAAAAAGTTAGAGGAAATAACTAGTAAAATAAATAATGTAAATAGATTTATTGTATTAGGTTCTGCTGCCACACAAAGTATTAGAACTTTAATAAATGGAACTGATGAAGAAATAGCAGATACTAAAAAAAGTTTAAAAAAGGAAGCTAAGTCAATACTGGCATCATATGTAAAAGAAAAAATCCCTTCTGAAGATGAAATTATAGAATTTATTTTAAAAAAAAGTTGTGATATTCAAATAATGAATATTGTTAAGAATAAAAAAAATGAATTTGAAAAATTACATTTAAAACTAAAAGATATATTAGATACAACACTTATAAAATTTAATAAACTAAAAAAGAAAACAGATAAAATTTTAGAAACTTTAACTAATGTAACAGTACTACTAGTAATATTTCAAGGACTTATAACAGCCTTAGAATTATTAATATTAGCAGCTAAAACAGCTTTATTAGCTTTAACGGGAGTATTTGCTAGTGGAGCGGCAACAGTAAAAATAAAAGAGGCTATAGATAGGGCTGATAGAACTATAGGTGAATATACAGGAGCTATTAAAACATATGCTTTTTATGCTACTAAAACTGTAACTAATATTATATCTATATTTAATTTTATCCCTATATTAATTAATTTATTTGAAAATTTAAAATTTTTAGTGGATGATTTTATAAATAAAGTACTTTCCTATTACGAAGAATATATTAGAAGATGTCTCGGAGATGAAGGTTTTAATAATGATGGTACTTTAGATGTTGAAAACATAGATAAACATCTTAATTTTAACACATCTAACTTAAATAATTTAAATACTGATATATTGGGAGATTATATTAGAGATGATGATGAAAGAAGAATTTTTAGACCAAAAATAAACTAATTTTTAAATTTTTTATATTTATAACAAACAATAATTAAACATGAAAGCAAAAACTTTTGAAAATCTAATTAGAAAAGTAGTTAGAGAAGAAATAGATTATGCGTTACGTAGAGAAATTAAATCACTTAAGGAAGATTTACGTGATGAATTAAAACCGACTATTACAGAACATACAGAAAGACCAGTTGAAGAACCTAAGGTACTTAAATCGTCTTTAAAAGAAAAAATAATGGGTAAAAAACCATTCAAAAAACAAAATTTTGTAGGTAATAGTACATTAAATGATCTTTTAAATGAAACTGCAGCAGGGGATACTAATACCCAATCTGCTATGGCTCCAATAAGTGATCCCTTTAGTACATCAGGAATAATACCTACTGAAACAATGCCTAAGGGTATTGCTAATGTAGTAAATAGGGATTATAGATCATTAATGAAAGCAATAGATGATAAGAAAAAAAAATAGTAAATGCCCCTAATTCAAAACACAAAAAGAATAAGCCCTTTAGATATTAGTAAAAGAACTACTATAGGAGTGGCTTTTCCTTTAAATGAAGTAAACATGACTTCGGGTACAGAAACTATTAATGATCAATTAAAAACTAATTTTTTAAATTTATTATTAACAGTTCCGGGAGAAAGAATAAATAATCCTAATTATGGAATAGGATTAAAAAAATTATTATTTGAAAATTATATAGATGAAATATCATTATTAGAAGATATAAGTACAAAAGTTAATTTTTATATACCAGAAATAAAAATAAATAGTATTAAAGTAAAAGAAGACACAGATTTATATAAGGTTACTATCAAAATAGATTATTCCATTAATTTAGATAATACAGATGATTCAATACAAATAAATTTTAGTTAAAATGGCCTATTCAAAAGTATCAAGTAAAACACAAGATAAAGATATAAAATATTTAAGTAAGGACTTTAATTCTTTTAAAGACCAATTAATGGAATTTGCTGAAGTATATTTTCCTAATAATTTTAATGATTTTAGTGAAGGCAATCCAGGTATGATGTTTATGGAAATGGCAGCTTATGTTGGAGATGTTTTATCTTATTATACAGATACTCAATTAAAAGAATCATTTTTACTACTAGCACAAGAAAAAGAAAACTTATATAACTTAGCCTATGCTATGGGGTATAGACCTAAAGTAGTAGAAGCATCTAGTGTAAATTTAGAATTATTTCAATTAATTCCTTCTAAGGGAGCTAGTGGAGATTACCAACCAGATTTTAGTTATGCTTTACAATTAAATCCTAATTCTACTTTCTCTTCAACTGAGGGTCCCTCCTTTTATATAAATAATCAAGTAGATTTTGGTATTTCATCTAGTTTTGATCCAACAGATATTAGCATACATCAATATGATGGTTCTAATAATCCAGAATATTATCTTTTAAAAAAAACTACTAATGCTATATCAGGACAAACTAAAGAACAAACATTTACAGTAGGAGCAGCCGAAGCATTTAAAACTATTACTTTATTTGATAGTAATATTATATCTATAGAATCCATTATTGATGCAGATGGAAATGAATATTTTGAAGTTCCTTATTTAGCTCAGGATATTATATTTCAGGAAGTAGAAAATACAGGAACTAATGATCCCGAATTATTAGGTTTTAATAATCAAACTCCTTATTTGTTAAAAATAATAAAATCGGCTAGAAGATTTGTTTCTAGATTTAAAGCTAATAATCAGTTAGAAATTCAATTTGGTGCAGGTAATAGTGATAAGGCTGATGAACAGATAATACCTAACCCTGATAATATAGGTTTAGGAATTAAAGATGGAAGAAGTAAATTAAATACTGCCTTTGATCCCTCTAATTTTTTAAAAACTAAAGCATATGGTCAAGTACCTGCTAATACAACACTTACAGTAAAATATATAGTTGGTGGGGGAATAAATGCCAATGTAAATGCTAATACTATAACAGAAATTGGTACTTTATTTACTGCTAATAATCCTAATTTAAATAGTTCATTATTAAATTTTATAAAATCTTCAGTGGCAGTTAATAATTTAGAATCAGCTAAAGGGGGAGGTGATGGAGATTCAATTGAGGAAATTAGAGAAAATACTATAGCACAATTTGCTACTCAACAAAGAACTGTTACTAAGGAAGATTATATAATTAGAACTCTTAGTATGCCTTCTAAATTTGGTAGAGTATCTAAAGCATATATTGTACAAGATGATCAAATTTCTCCTTTAACTAACGAATTTAATAGAATTAGAAACCCATTAGCATTAAATTTATATGTTTTAGGTTATAATAATGTTAAACAATTAGCTAACTTAAATGTAGCAACTAAAACTAATTTATCAACATATCTGGAACAGTTTAGAATGTTAACAGATGCTATTAATATTAAAAATGCATTTGTAATTAATTTCGCATTAGATTTTGAAGTTACAGTATTTACTAACTATAATAATAATGAAGTTATATTAAATTGTATATCAGAACTTCAGGACTATTTTAATATTGATAAATGGCAAATAAATCAACCTATAATAGAGGCTGAAGTAGCTAATTTAATAACTACAGTTCCAGGAGTACAATCATTAGATAATTTAACATTTACAAATAAAAGTGGAACATCTTTAGGTTATTCCCAATACAAATATGATTTTATAGGAGCTACAAAAAAAGGAGTAATATATCCTTCATTAGATCCTAGTATATTTGAAATAAAATACCCAAATACAGATATTAAAGGACGAGTAACAACATACTAATATGGCATATTATTTTATATTTCCCGAAAAAGACGCTACAATTTATAGTCATCCCGATAGAACTAATTTAAACACTGGTCATGACGAAATACTTGAAATTGTAAAAGAAAAAGGTAGTAGTGATCAATTATATTACCCTTCTAGAGTACTTATACAATTTAAAAATGAGGATATAAAAACTACTATTTCTGAAAAAATAGGATCTTCTATATTTAATAATGGTACTTCACAGGTAGCTTTACAATTATTATCTACGGAGCATAAAAATTTAGAAACAACTTTAAATTTAGAGGCTTTTGCAATTTCACAATCTTGGAATGAAGGCACAGGTAGATTTTCTAATTTACCTACTAGTTCTAATGGATGTTCCTGGATTAATAGAGACAATGATATAGCAAAAACACAATGGACAACTTCTAGTTTTGCTGTAGCTTCTACAGGTTCTATAGATGCATCGGGAATTACTAAAGGAGGAGGAGTTTGGTATACAGGTAGTGCTTTTCAAGGATCTCAACAATTTTTAAATAGTGATTCTTTAGATACTAATATAAACGTTACTTCTATTGTACAAAAGTTTAGTGCTAGTTTATTTGCTAGCAGTACTTATCCTACGGGAATAGATAATCATGGTTTTTTAATAAAACAACCCGATTCAATAGAACAGGATACTTCTAGTAGTTTTGGAGAAATAAAATACTTTTCTGTAGATACTCATACAATATTCCCTCCTAGATTAGTATTTAAATGGGATGATAGTTCACATAGTAGTCAATCATTGGCAAAACAAAGTGGAGAATTAGATGTATCATTATATAGAAATCAAGAAGAATATAATCAAAATGCCGAAGCCATTTTTAGAATACATGTAAGAGATAAATATCCAGTTAGACAATTTACTTCTTCATCTAATTTTTTAAATGTAGGTTATTTTACAACTTCTTCTTTTTATAGTATTAGAGATGCTCACACAGAAGAAGAAATTATACCTTTTGATGATAACTTTACTAAGTTAAGCGCAGATAATGACGGTATGTTTTTTAAAATATTAATGCAAGGGTTACAACCTGAAAGATATTATAGAGTTTTATTTAAGCATATTAATAATGAGGGCACTAGAATATATGATAATAATTATCATTTTAAAGTAGTTAGATAATGGCATATACTAAGGGAAAAAATAATTTTGAAAATAATAAGCCAGTATATACTACGGAAAAAACATCTGTATTACCTATAGAAAGCTCACTTATACCTAATATTTCTTCAAAATATTCAATAGATGGGGAAATAGTAGAATTACAAAAAAGACATTATGGAACTAAGGATGCCAGTCAGTTATTAGATAGATCATTTTCAGAACTAACTAAAACTAGAGACGGTATTAGTCCTACTAATTTTTTTAATTTATATAGAGAATTATTTTATGATATACCAAAAATAGGAGAAAATTCTCATACTACTTTAATGTTAGAAAGTAAAGAATATATTAATGATTATGTAGACCCAAATGAAAATAAAATACAAGAATTATTAGAAAGAATAATAGAATTAGAAACAGAAAAAACCAAATTTCCTACTGAACACCCTGTATATAGAAATGGTCTCTTTTTAAGAAGACAAAAAGTAGGAGGTCCTTTAGGACTTATGCAAGAGGGAAGATTAAGACTTATTGTAAATAATGTTTATAAAACACTTAAAAAACCTTTAGGGTATGTAAATCAAAAAGGAAAAATATTACCAGATAAAGATGTACAAATAGTAATAGGAGATGCTACATGGAATGAATTACCTAAATGGCCAGATGAGGCAAAAATAACTGAGGAAAATCCTAATCTTAATGCGTCTTTAAGTGATTTTCTTACTCCTACTCAATTAGGTTCCGATTTAAATTCTTTAATAAATGTATCCTCTTTAATTCAAACTTCGGATTTAACAAAAGAAGATATTAATGCTTTAATGGTTCAATTAAAAAATAAAATACCAACCGCTAACTACGGTATTGAAGGTAATTTTGATGGTACTTTTCAATGGGATACTGAAGATTTATTACCTTTTAATACTAAAGGAAACGCTCAGGGTCAAGTTAAATTATTAAAAATAAGTGACAATAGTGATACTACTATAGTAGATCAAATAAGTATTTTATTTAATGATTTTGCTAATAGAATAGCTACCGTAGGTTTAGGTATCAATAGTCCTGATTTTGTTTATATTATGCTTAATAGTGAACAAATTATTGATGATGAATTTGCAAATAATACAGAAAAACAACAAGCAAAAGAATTTGTAAGTAGTAAAACACAACTAATTTCAGGTCTTTTAAACTTAAGTAACGCAGTAACAACTAATGTTGGATTTAAACAATATAGATGGGATGTAGATCCTGATAAATTTGATAATGATAATAATAGTAAGTTTTATTGGGTACAAGAAGCCATTGATCAAGAAATAGAAATACCTAAAATATTTGCTGCTAGAGATCAAATATCAAATAATGATTTTGTATATAAACCTTAGATAAATGTTTAAAATAAATGGCATATCATCTCCTACTAAATTACCTTTAAGTGGTATAAATTTTAGGGATCTAAATAAAAGATTTGGTAAGAAAGAGGACTACATAGAATTACAAATACTAAATCTAAATAATGAAATATTATCTATTTTTGATTTAGATACATCTAGTAAATTATTTGAAATAGTAGAAAGAGACACAGATGGACTTACTAATGAAATAAAAATAGATTTTGAAAATGCTTTAAAAAGACAGGGTTTTACATCAGGTAAATATAAAATAAAATTATCTATTTTAAGAACCAAAATTTTAGGAGGAAAACCTTTTAATATTAAAGAAATTTCTCCTTCTCGTAGAGAAGTTAGAGTAGTAGCTAATAATATTACTAATGAATCCTTTGAAAGAGCTATAAAAAACTATATAGCCGAAAGAGATAGTTCTCCATTTTTTAAAGATTTTATTTTAAAATTTAATACTGAAGAAATAACTGGTATTAATATTATTTTAAATAACATAGTTAGTAAATATGAAGCATTAATAAAATTATATGAACCCCTACCTCAATCTATTTCATTAACTGATAAATTTAAAATAGTTGAAGA